CCGGCATAGCCGAGGCTCTTGGATACACGTCAGATATGGTTAAGACAGAGCGACCCGCTCACGCAGCCAGCCGTACAGAAACGCCTCGTTAGCTGGTCGCGCCTCTGATAGCTCGATGTAGCGAGCCCCCTGGCAGCAGTTCAGCGCCTTGAGCAATACCGCCTCGCCGTCATGTCCACGCTTTGCGAGATAGGCCCGCAGGGCGTTGGCCGTGCGATTACCGATAACCCCATCTACCTGCAGGTCAGGATAAAGGCGCCCGCTATCGTTCAGGGCGGTAAGGCAACGCTGTAGCATCTTGGCCGCTACCGATGGTCCCATGTTAACGCCAGTATCGAGCAGCTCCGCGGCGACGGGTTGAGAAACGACGTCGATCAGATCAAAGCGTGGGCTTTCCCAATAATCTGCGCGATAGATGCGCAGCGCCTGATCGCGTGACAGCATGCTGATATCACCGGTATAGCCGTTTGCTCGCGCCGTTTTCTCTGTAATACCCCAATTCGTCGGGCCACCACGATCAGCGGGATGGTTAACGTATCCGCCCTCACGCTTGAGTAGCCCATCAAAAATTTCATCTTTGGTCATCGCGAAGCCCCCCGAAATAACTGCATAACATTCCCCTTAGCTCTCATCACCAACGCCATGAAGAACACGTTGATGATCGTCTCGGATATGTCGACAGCGTGATACACGCCGATCAGCACCCGGAACGTCACCGATGCCGACGCCACAATCAGTACATAGGCCAGAGCAGCGCCCAGGCGCTTATGCTGCGAGCCATTACGACGAAACAGCAGCAGCCGCATGGCGATTACCCCGCACACAGCTGCATTGATGTGAAGCAGAAACAGATCGATCGTCACTTGCCACCCCCTTTAAAATTCAGGGGCGGCGGGTTCTTGGCTTTCGAGATGATGAACATTAGCACCCAGATAACGCAGGCACTCGCCACCAACGCGCCGATCGGCTTATCGACTACGACCTGGTCAGGGAGAAACCAATCGATAATCGATGCCGTAAACCCTGCCGCAATAACCCCCATCAGGAACGACACAAAGCCAAAAGCGATGCGCTTCCACGCGGGAAACTCCACAGCCGATAGGACAAACACAACGGCCCCCGCAAACGCCGCAATGACTACGCCAGCGTCCGCACCGGAAAAGATCCCGACAAACGTCACCCCAGCCAACGCCCCGGCAGCCGACCCCGTACCGGTTAGCGGATCACTCATGGATAGCTCCTTTTGTTCGCGCTCAGCGAACGCTGGGCGATAGTTGATTGCTCACCCAGGCAAGCAGAGAGCGCGCCACTAATGGCCACTCATTGGAAAGTAGTATTGGTTATCGCAACCGCTGACGAGCCATGGTTAATCTATACTTTGAAATAGATATTTAAGGTATGGCTGGTTAATCATGGTCTGGGAGGCGGCATGGATTACGAGACGAAATCAGAGTTAGACCAAATAAAAATAATGATGGTTGTCAGAGAGCAGGCCGTTAGCCTTATATTTCACAACATAGTAAAAACAATTGAGCGTATCGACCCATCAGGCCATCTGGTAAGGGAGCTCAAGAGCGACATCAACAATTCACTAACATCATTGCATCACGGTAATGATTTAAAGACATTCATTAACAGGCTAATGGATTATCCAGAAGGAACATCCTCTGGATTTCTGGTTAAAGATAAAAAAAGTTTTCTGGACTGAGCGATGACCTATCGCTTATTGACAAACCAAACCCACGATGCGCGCCCATCGGCATCGTTTTAATCGTATACCAGCACTGCTACGGACAAAAACGAAAAACCCGCTCAATGGCGGGTTAATCAAATTCGTTTCGCTTTTGCTGTCTGCCGAGCCGGCGCAGCTTCGCTAAGCGTATATCAAAATACTAACTTTTTCGGTAAGAATGTCAACTGTCTTTTTTTAACGCATCCCGCAGCGGCTTAAACAGCGCAAACTCAGCAGCCGCTAACCACGCATTCACCCGGTTCTGATGCGTTCTCAGGCACGCGCTAGGGTCTTTCTCATGCCGCTCTACAGCAATCTGATAGCAGCTCTTCCGATGGCAATAATGATCCTTGATTACCCTCAACTGGCCCGTACCTAACACCCTTGCAATCACTCCATCAATCACCACCCCCTCATCATCGCTCAGGAATAAAAGGCTACTGGCAGCGCGATCGCCTTTGATGCAGTCGAAAATGGCCTGCAATTCTTCACTCGTTATTCCTGAACGCACCAGCTGCCGCTTGGCCCTCAGCAATGCTGCTTTTGAGATCGTAGGGTCACAAATCAGCTTTGACAGAATACCAGCAGCCCCTTGGTTACGTCTTACCAGCGCCCAGCGACCCCACATACGCAGGCGCCCCTGCAGCCACACCCGATCCAGAGTCCGCAGTTTCAAATCACTACCATTGGCCGTAGCCACACAATCAGGATAAAACATCAGCTATCTCCACACATTAAGCTGTAAAAATTGCGCCGATACCCAGCGCCCTATTGAGGAATTGCACTAGCAGCTCTATCTGGCTGCCGTGCTGCCGCTCCCAGGTACTGACGTCCCGGTGCAGCTCGTCGTGACACCGCCGGCATAGCGGGATCACATACAGGTCATGGGTCTTGGTTCCGACACCACCCAACCCTAGACCTGAATTGATGATGTGATGCGGATCGTCAGCAGAACTACCGCACCCACTGCACTGCTGAATCTTCACCCAGCGCAAATATGTCGGGCACTCCCAGCGCTGCAGCTTGGGGCGCAGCATAAAGCCTGCCGCCGGTGCTTCATCCGCCGCCAGCTTGATCACCGGCTTCATTTTCTCCTGGGGGATGGAGGCTTCCGCCGCCTTCACCTTGGCAGCCAGAACCCCCTGAGCCGTTGGCCGATCCGGGATGATGGTTGACTCGCTCATCACGCCAGTGATCTCCTCCGGCTCTACGCCAGTGATCCGGCGCGCAATGCCTCCGGGGATCAGGTCAGTGACACCGAACTCCAAGGCCCACCAACACAGCTCTGGCTCAGTCAACTGATGCCCTTCCGGCATCTTGAGCCCACGGCGGGCAGACTCGATCACCCACTCAGCACGGTTTTTCTCGCACAGCTCTATAAACAACTTGCCATCAGTACCGCGCATGGCGTTGTCGCAGGTCCAACACAGCCTGGCTCCACCATGCTCGCCATCGGTATTGGTCAGCTGTATGTCGTGGTATCCATCGCGCACACCTTTCCACTGGCAGTAGTGGAAATTTTCCAAATATTCCGAAAAGTTCATGTACAGGCCCGCAGCTTTCTGCACGCGCTCATGTGCAAAGAAGGGACGCCACACCGGATCCGCCGCGATTAGCTGCTCAGACACCAGTTCGCCGGCGGGGCTGTCATGAAATGCCGCGGGTACATCGGCCAGCATCACGCGCTGGCCATCGGTGAAACGGCGCGTCAGTTTTCCGGTTTTCAGCAGGACAACGCCAGCACTCCGCTGCGGGTACGCGGTAAACAGCATGCGCATTACGCTGTCTCCCGAATCCGAATACCACGAGCAGTACCGCGGATCAGCTCAATGGCGCCACTGCGGCTCAGCGCCTTGAGGTGATCCTCTGCGGCGTTAGGTGAGCGGAAGCCAATCCCCCTGGCAATCTCCGCACGCGTTGGAGGGAAACCGTTAGCAGCGATAAAATCACTGATAAAGCTCAACACACCTTCCTGCTTCTTAGTCAGCACCATCACGCCTGCGCCTCCATCATCATCAGCTTGAGCAGGTCGCCCGCCCTGGAGTCAAAGAAGTGTGGTTGCGTCTCGCGCGGGTTGTTCGGGCTCGTGATGTTCTTCCCGTACTGGCAGCCCCGCGCTGTTACTGCCCAGAACGCCTTAACGCCATTCTTGGCCTTAGCTGAGCAGCTAGGGCGCTCACAGTGCTGAACGATGCCTAACTGCACCAGGCGCCGGTATGCGGCCGGTGTCGATATGGGAATGTTGTGACGCTTCAAAATGGCAGTGAGTGAGCTTGTCGGCCTGCTTGACCCATCGGCGGCATCTGATGGGGCATCGATGGCATAGGCCGGCATCAACTCAGGAATGCCAACGAACTGCTGCAGTTTCTGGTAACCGGCCAGTTTAGAGGAATTGGAGAGATTGAGGGTCTTGGCTGCAGACTCCAAGATCATGATACCCGCCTGCACCTTATCGGCAGCGCAGTTATCCCTGGCAGCAGACTGTATCGCGTCAAATGTGCGAATAACTTTTAGATTAAACGCTGCGCTGATCCACATGGCATACGCGTAGACAAGCTCCTTGCACGCATATGTACCACGGTTGTCACCGCCATTTATTACGCTAGTAGGTTGATTATCCAGCACTCCTGTAATCTCAGGAGTGGCGATTATTTCTCCGATAAGCTCTTTGGTCTGCGCCAGAGCCAGCCAGTTTGTGGGCTGGTGACGCTTTTCGCCACCGGCTGCCCGGTGCAAGTCGTTTAAGCAGAAACGTCCACCAACATCCTGACGAACGCAGATACCATCAATCGAGATCAATTGACTCATCACTACCTCCACACAGTTGATTGTCCCCACATACCCCGGCATGGCTATGCGGTCTGTCTATTCTACTGGATATTAAAACAGCCCGCATGAAAATCTTTTTGTTATATAAGGCATTACAAATAAAATGAAAAATCATGATTGGCATAATTGGCATACTATTTGCCCGTAAGCTTCTTAGGTAACGATAAGATTTGCTGTACCGTGATCTCTACACAGCCGCCCTTTACCACTTCGCCGAACTCGGCCGTCAACCGCTTGACCTGACTATCGTCATGCCAGATGCCGATCTTCGTCATGGAGTCCAACGGTGCTTTGAAAAAATTATCCAGATCACGGCGGGCGCGGGTCGGCGGGTACAGGACAACATGCACAGACAGATCACCGGCCATCGGCACCGGATAGCGGCGCAGCTGCTCCAGTACGCGGGCTCGGCATTCGGTGTGAAATGCTCGCCCTTTGGCGCTAACCAAATGGCGGCCGGCAAGCGGACCCCGCGAGGGGGCGCGCCAGTAGGTGTTAACGCTTGGCGGAAACGGAAGGTACAGCCTCACGCCGCACTCCTTACTGGACGGCCTATAGCCTCCAGCGTTGATTTTGAGACGGTCGTTATCATGCGGCGAGAGTTAGTGAACGGACGCCAAATCAGTAGCATTGACCCCTTGCTATTCCCCTTCTGCTCCGCTCCCGTCACAGCATGGACAAAGTTGACACGGCCACCGGTGATCACCCTCACCTCATCGACTGTTTTCAGCGCTTCGCTGAACCAGCCACGCTCATATCCTCCGGGACTAGCATCACTACCGTCTGGATCTGCCGCGCGCTCTGCTCTGCCGCTTTAGCGACCCAAGGCCCGATCTTGCTGTATGGCGGGTTACACCAGACAGCTCCAGCGCTATCCCACTCACACCCCAGGGCGTTGTCTGCCTCGGTCAGATATTTAACGCACAGGGCGTTGCTCTCTGACGCCGCTGCATCCAGCCAGAAGCCGAACTCGAGATCTAACGCATCGAATAACCATAGCGGGGTCTGCCAACAGTCCTTGGCCTCTGCCGGGGTATTGGATTTAACGCTCACAGTACGCCCCCTACGCAGTTGTCATAGTCCATACGCGGATCCCCGCTGGTACGCTGCACACAGCGCACACGGCGCGATAGCTCGTTACGGCGCTCCACAACACCGCCGATCTGTGACGCACTGGCGCACATGGCCGCCGCGGTCAGCTCAGTGATCGCCCTACGGTAAAACCCACGCGATGCCAACGACTCCGCACGCTCGCAGTGTGCTGTGGCCATAGCCGATTTTTTTATGCTCATGCTGCCTCCCCTGCTGCGCCCTGGCGCTGCTCAACTTCGGTCCAGATACTGTTCCAGCGCTTCTGCGCCCACTCCGGTGACATCTTGCTGATGTTTGCCATGCTGGCCGCCTTACGGGCTGCCAGCTCCAGTGCTGACGGCTCACGCAGTGGTAGACCGGATCCGATAAACCGGCGGAACGCAGCATCACGCAGCGTGGTATCTCCTGCCGTCTCGGACTTGGATCGTTGCCCGCGATTGCCGGCGAACTTCTTGGCATTGCGCAGCCAGGTGTTGAATGCGGCGGGCCAGCTTTTGAACGTGGTCCCTTTGGCTAGGTGATAATCACAGAACTGGGCGAGCTCCAGATCGATATCAACGCCAAACTCACTGGCCATAGCTCGGTGAGAATCACTCGGTTTGAAATCGTCAGGCAGTTGCGTAGCCCTTTTAATTTTCCTGTCGGATGTTTGTTTTTCCCCAATAGGTTCTATGACTGGTTCTAACTGATAGGTTCTGGTGTCATCTGACGGCACAGGGGTCTGCCACGTGGCGGCACAGGGGGTGTCGCCTGATGACATAGCTGTGCTTTTTGACGACATAGGGGCTATGCTTTTTGACGGCACAGGGGGTGTGCTTTCTGCTGACATAGGGGTATTCAAGTTCAGGTAATAAACGTTCGATTTATTACCCTTCCCGTTGTTATTCCCGATGCGGTTCTCTTTCACCAATACGCCCATACCTATTAGTGCTTCAATGTGCGTTCTCACCGCGCTCTTGCTGCATTCACAGTGATCGGCGATGTGCTGATATGACGGCCAGCACTCCCCGTTGTCATTGGCATTGTCGGCCAGCTTGATAAGGACAAGCTTACGGACAGGATTCCCAACCTTAATCGCCATGGCCTTTGCCATCAGAGTCATACTCACGCCGCATCCCTCCGAAAACGGGCGTTAAACACGATCAGGGCCGCGTTAATCGTCCACTCATACCCCTTCAGTTGATATGCCACCCGCTGCTTATCAGCGCATGTGGATACCACACGCACGGTATGGCCATAGCGATCTTTGTACATATGGCCAACCCTCGGAAACTTAGCCATGCACCCTCCCGTTCCCGTAAAACTCACCCCACGCCGCATCAACCGCTGCACGACCGACTACCAAACCCTGGCGCTGTTGGTTGTTGCCGTGTCTATTAGACGCCGCTACGATTTGCTCATAGCTCAGGCGGCCACCAACAATCCGGCACCGAAATTGCGTTGATGGACGTTTTGGGTTTAAAATGTTCATGCGTTTATCTCCACACAGAGTTATGCGCAACCGACGCACAGGGACGGCATTCCCTGTGCGTCACCCCTTCCATTGAAAACAACCACGAATTATTGACTGGCGCCCCATACAGAACCGAATGGGCGTAGAAGTGCATCGCAAAGCATCCCACCGAAGCCATAAATAACGACGCCAAATCAGCAAACTCATCAGCGCAGATAACGCCATCAGAAGCCGCTTCTCGTTGTGCTTTCGCTAACTCACCACTGGCTATAGCATTGCGCTGTGCATAGTCATACAGCTCTACGTTGTCGATCTGCTCTGGTGCTGGAACCTCAAAGGTGGCATTCCCAACGCGAGCCGAACTGTACTCTGCAAACAGTTTCGTCCCCGACAAATCCTCCATCAGCTCTATCTCCGCCAACGTGAAGAACCGGCTAGCGCACTTCTGATCCAGGCGGTTGCGGAACGCGTCATAGGTCATGCCAAGCTGTGTGGCCATCGCCTTTTGGCCACCAGGAAATGCCTTGCACATCTCTTTGATCGTTGTCTTGATGTCTACCATCTCTTCTTCCCCTTGGTGGGTATGCTGTTCTATCGATTGCAACTAAACTGAAATCATCACGTTCTATATCTGTCCGTTAAAGAGCGGTGGTGCTTAGGCGATTTTTTTATAAAAATCCTTTGAGTACTTCAGTTTTCCCTTGGTGATTTGGTGAACGAGAAGCGCAGCACGCTCAGGAATCACCCCTTTCCACTGAGAGACAGCAGAGTCACTGACCTGCAAAGCCTTCGCTACTGCATGCTGGCTACCGAAGTGCTCAATAACTGCTTTCTTGAGCATGTTTACCTCCATATTTAAGTATTCTTTAATTATCGATATAAAGGATTCTTAAGTCAACAAGATTTAAGATGTCTTAACTATGAAAAGCGAAACCATGGGGTCCCGCATCCATAAGCGGAGGAAAGAGCTGAAGCTAAGTCAGGTGTCTTTAAGTAAGGTGGTTGGTGTCTCTAACGTTGCCATCTCTCAATGGGAGCGTGATGAGACATCCCCACGGGGAGATGCCCTCCTGAACTTGGCTGAGGCCTTACAGTGCAGCGCCGAATACCTGGTTAATGGTGGCGATGTAGATCACAACATTGAATTCAGAAAGGAGAGAACGCAGAAAGGGATGTACCCAGTGATCAGCTGGGTAAGTGCTGGGCAATGGAGTGAGGCAATAGAGGCATATCCAATAATGGCTGTAGACAGGTGGTATGGAACTACAGAGGAATGCCACGCATCATCGTTCTGGCTAGATGTTAAGGGGGATTCAATGACATCTCCTGTGGGATTGAGCATCCCAGAGGGTATGGCGATTCTCGTTGATCCAGAAGCAGCCCCGGATAACGGAAAATTAGTAGTGGCAAAACTAGTTAATGACAATGAAGCAACGTTCAAAAAACTGGTCATCGATTCAGGGCGGAGATTCCTCAAGCCGCTAAACCCGCAATACCCAATGATAGAGATCAACGGGAACTGCCAGATCATCGGCGTTGTCGTTGATGCCAAGATTACCAACCTCCCATAACACTGCGCCCCGCGGGGCGCCATCAACATAAAACCCCACCCCGCAAAACCAATCACACAAAAATATTTAAGTTTTCTTTACGAATACCTTGACGTGCATTTTAAGTTGTCTTAAAGTTTACTCATCGGGACGGAACACTACAACTCGATGACCGCTTAGACTCACAGGCTGATATCAGCAGATGTGACGAGTGCGAGGGGTAAAACGCATGTGGAAGCATGGGTGTGACCAGTCTGATAGCCATCCACATAGGCATTTGTGAGTGTCTATGTGGATGACAAGTAGTGCTACCTACAGCGATGTGAAGATGAGGAGGAGTTATGGAACAGCAAGAACCACAAGTGATAGCTGGCAACATGTCAAATGACGACCTGCTTAAGTGGATGGAAGAAAAGGTTAGTGCTGCTAACAGCCTTGCGTGTGCTCTTTATAAAAAGAGAGAACTACTGCAAAAATTGGAGTGCATTGAAGTGAGAATTACCGAGCTTACTAAAAATGCAGCAGTGGATATCTTTGTTCTTCGGGCGGATGTTACAGAGAAAAAAAAGACCCATAATGAAAATGGGCCTTTAAATATCGCTCAAAACAACATTGAGCTCAATGATGTAACGATAGCATCATAATGCTATGGTTCTAGATGAACATGAGAAATAGATTCCAGCATAAATTGCTTTGCATATTCCACATCTTCATCTGTAAATGAACCATCACGTGCAGACATAGTTGTATTATTGATTATTTCAATAATTTGATCACAATTTCCAGTACCAACAACCAGCGCATTAATGACACGGGCCATAATATGCTGGGCTACAAACATTTTTCTTAAATTTTGATCGATTATCTCAATTCGTTCATTAACGCTGTAACTGCTAGACATTGCTTAACCTCATATCTTGGTTGTGTAGGAACACCCAAGATACCACTGCCGCCTGAGGTGGTAAAACGACCAGGCTCTAATTTATGTGTGGAGATAGCGCCGAACCGGCGGCACCGTAGGGAAACCGAGCGCGGATATCCGGATAAATTACCATTGCCTTGTATCAATTGGCGGCCCCGGCAGCATCAACACCAGGGCGCTTCTCGGGTCGCAGCCCTTTTTACAGCAGCATGAGTATTTGGCCTCCAGGGGCGTTGGCTGAGTGCTCATCCTGCTGTACTACGGGAAACCAACGGCCAGCTGGCGGTGCCGTTATAACACCGGCAGTGCTCTCTTCATTGTGGTGAATGCGCAGGCTGATGCGCTCCAGTTTCTGCCGTAACTCGCTGTATGCAGGTGAGACCGTGATGACGCAGAAGAAACGTGGCTGAACACACTGTATCGGGCGACTAATACCGCCAATGCCGGGATCAGCTCCGGCCACCACAACGAACAAATGAGGGGGTCATATGTGAAAGTAAAACGGATAGACCGCAGCAGCCGAAAGGTGGCAATGGCAGGGTAGTAACCTGCTCCCGAGTCTCCGCGTAGAGAGCCAGCTTTGCATCTGGTGAGGGTTAAATGAGAAAAGAAGCACCGGTGTCGACGCGTAACAGCCAATTGCGCACTGGTTAGATCCAACGGGGAGCAGAGACGAACCGGGGTGACTACTCAAGGGCATGAGCGCGGCCACTGCGTAAAGTGGCACACACAGAGAAGGGTTCTGGCTAACCTTAACTTAAGTATGAAGTGAGTTATTCAGTCTATCCGGCTAGAGCTCTTCTCTGTGTGAATCCCTTAGATGCCAATCGTGTTGATTATCCGTAATCAGCGCCGGGGACACTCGTACCTAAAAAATGTGTGGAGATAACGATGAAACTTGCTCAAATCAAAAATGCCATCGCCTATAAGGCGACGCTCCCTAACACTGAGAACCTGCTGACTCACATGCAGGAGCAGCTGTTCACCGATGTTATAGAAACGGCGTTCCATGGATATGGCTTCGTGGCCAATGATATTACCGGTGAGATGATCACCCCGATTACTGGCGGGTTCTCTTTCACTATTCGCTACGATGAAAAAGTAATCCCGGCGAAAGCGATCGTCGCCAAACTCAGCGAACGCATTGCGGAGCTACAGGCAAAGAATTTGCTGGGTGAGAAAATTAGCCGTCCGGTGAAAAACGAACTCAAGCAAGCGGTCTTAGCCGAAATGTGCAAGACGGCATTTGTAAAAACAACGCTTCTTACCTGCTACTACAACGAGGGAAACCACCTTCTGTTTGTAGATACGCCAAGCGCGAATATGGCCAACATGTGCATGCACCTATTGGTAAAGGTCACCGGGTCCGTTAAAACCGAAACTATCAATATCAGCGACCCTAAGCACGGCCTGACAACTCGCCTGGAAAACTATCTGAAAAATGACATGCAGCCGTTTGACGGATTCACCGTCGGAAACATGGTGCAGCTCGGGCGCATGAATGGTCAAAAAGAGGTGATCACATACTCTGAAACGGAGCTCACCTCAATCTCTGATGAGATCCTGGAAAAATTATCTGCATGCTTCACCGTCGAAAAACTTCGCCTGGTATTCAATGGCGACATCACGTTCGTACTCACTAATAAATTTCACTTTAAGCAGATCAACCTCCTGTCAGATCCAGCCTATGAGGATGATGACGATCTCCCCTATATCTGGCGCCATGAGGCAGGGCTAAAGCTATTCCTCCTGTCCAATATCGTCCTCGGCCTTGTTTCTGTTCTTGAGTACAAAGACGACGCTGAGAAAAGCACGGAGGCGTCAGCATGAGCCAGGTAGACAAACAGGCGCTGCGTGAAGCGGCGGTAAACGCCAAAATAGCCGGAGAGGCCCCGGTTATACCTTTCGATCAGCGGATCGACGCACTGAATTCGTTCACAAAGCTCCTTACCCCAACTACGGCTATCGCACTGCTGGATGAAAACGAGGCGCTGGTGCGCGCCAACTCGGCCCAGGACGATCACATCAATCAACAGCAAGGCCGTATCGACCGACTTGAGAAAGGCATCTATGAGGCCGCCAAGCAAATCAGTTCATAGCGCCGGATTGCCAAACAGAATATCGCTGAGCGAGAAAAAGATATTGCTGAACTTTGTGCGTCCCGCCAACGCATAGCGGAGCTGGAAGATGAAAAAGAGTACATCAGCAAACGCTTTAAAGAGGCCGATCTGATAGTCGGGAGAAACCTGATCGCCATGCGGGCGGCAATTATAGAGTGGCGAGCCACTGGCGATGCCAAGAGCGGAATGGCGTGGATTTTTAACACTCTGATTGGGCATGGTGAATTACCAAGTGAAAACGAGAAAAACGCACAAGCTTATTTCGACCGAGAGGATGATCAGATCGATAAGGAAATGATGGATCTTCATAAGTGGTTCTGGGAGCGCAGCAAGCGCATCGAAGCAGAGCGCGGCTGCTGGCGCCAGTAAGGGGGAGT